ATCACTGTTTATGTTTCTAGTGATTAGTTCTAATGCACGGCCTATTGTACTTGCAGCTGCGTTAGACTTGTTTTGTAAGTCTATCACGGCTTGAAATGCACGACCTGCAGTAACTTTACTGCCGAAAAAACCTTTCAACTTTCCCGCCATGCCGCTATTATCACTTAAATCTAGTTTTGCAACAAGATCATTTGCTTTAGAAAGAGAATTTTTTATCTTAGTAAAATAATCTGCTAACGAAGTAATATTAGAATCAGATGCTAATTTAATGTTAGCAGTAACTGCATCTAAAGTCTGGTTGGTCGCTGCACGAAGCTTCTCTACATCAGGAGCATCAATAGCACCATCGCCAGCTTCAGTGAGCGCTCCGCGCACTGTCATCTCAGATAATGCATGCTCAAGTAAAACATCTTCATCTGACCATTTCAAAGCTAATTCATATAGAATTTCAGAATTTTTTTTCATTTTGTCCTCCGCCACAGATTAATTATGAAGATTCTTCATCTTTTGCTGGTTCTAAAGTGAATATATCATCAACATGTTGATCTTTAGACAATGTAAAACCAGAAGCTTTTTTGTGGCCACCTCCACCGAACTTCTTCGCAAACTCACTTACGTCTACGTTATCGTGAAAAGAACGCAAACTAACTTTAGTGTGACCAGCATCGTGATCAAAATACCAGATAACTGCAAAATCACAATCGGGAGATAACCTTGCTCCAATTTCTGACATCCAGTGCGATGCATTAACTATATTAACTTTTTTATCATCGTAATATCTAATCACTGCTTTATCACAAATCTTTTTGATCACTGTCTTCGAGTACGCAAGTATGTAACTTCCACGCTTGACCGCGTCATCAAACACTGAATCGTCTTCAAATTTTTCAAACTCTTCAAACTCGAAAGGTATCATATCAAAAGCCGCGCTGAACTCTCTAGAGTAAGCTAGTTCCCACTTCCAGAGATCACGATCTTGTATATAAGAAATAAACTTGGGTGGTTCTTTGCCGGGATGAAAAAATTCCCATGATAATATCGCACCCGACTTAGTCATATCAAAGTGCGTATTCGAAATATCATGAAGCTCTACCATCGCTGATTTATGATGATCGATAACTATTAAACCGTCGGCTTCTTTAATCATCTTCTTAGTTGTCGGATTATCGAAAGAAAAATCTAGTATAGCAACGACTTTACCCTCGATATCTGGATAATCGCCGCCATGCTTACAAGCATGGTACTCGGCTCTGCTACCCAGCTGTTTCCAAGCTGAGTACGCTGCGCCAAAACCATCGGTACAATCCGCGTGATAAATCACACAATTCACTTGATTCGGTTCAACCATCTTCTATATTCCTATCCTTAATATGCGTAATAGATTCACTAATTTCCATCATAATTATATCATCAAAAAGCTATTGTGATAATCTAGCTTCAATCATTCATGTAGTGAGAAAAGCACCGGGGTTGATATAATTCCAAGCCACCGACTTCAATTTTTCTCTCATCACCGCCGCCGATTTTCATTGTAAAAAAAGCATCTTCGCCGCAAACTGAACAAACTGCAGGACATGTCTGAACGTTTGTTGCCCATGGTAATATCTTAAGCATCTCTTGATAGGGTTCGCCGGAAGAAGATAATTGCAAGCTTGAAACTAGAATCGTTTTACCCATTTTATAAATTTCTATCAAGACTTCCGCAGCGCCATCGATCATAAAAACTTCGTCAACAGCTACTACATCAATATCATGCTCTAAATCGAACACTTTAAAATATCGAAATAACTCTTCACTAGAGTTTATTCTAACAACTTTATTAAAACTTTTGTTACCACCGTTCCACTTTATTCCACTATGAGTAACTACGGATTTTTTAGAATATCTAGTATCGATCTTTGGCTTAAAAAGAATGACGTTTTTATTTTGGTACTGATATCTTTCTAATGCTGATAGCAATCTTGTTGTCTTACCACCGAACATGGGACCAGTAAAAGCTTCAAACCTAGGATTTACTTTCATTTAACCCCCACCAAGAAATAGTCTCATTCAATCCAACTTCAAAATCCCACTCAGTTTTGAAACCCAGCTCATTAAAAGCTTTCTGGCTATCAGCTTGGGTGTGCCTAATGTCCCCGGGTCGAGCCTGTGCTGTTTGAACTGTGATATTATCTACTTTATCGTAGATCATCTCGAGAATTCTGTTGTTTGTATACTTCTTACCAGTACCAACATTATAAACGTCGCCCATCATGACTCGAGGCGAAATTGCTGCAATTAAATTTGCTCTAACAACGTCATCGATGTATATGAGATCTCTAGATTGCTCACCGTCACTATCGCTGCGCAAAGATTCACCCTTAGATAACTTATCCATCCACGCAGAAACTGCTGTTGCATATGGGCTGTCACCGGACTGACCCGGGCCATACACATTGAAATAACGAAGACAAACAGACTCTAAATCGTAAATCTTATAAAATAGGAAACAGTAATCTTCAACAACTTTTTTCTGTAATGCATACGGAGAAGCGGGATCACATATCCCATTTTCTTTAGAGGGAAAATTTTCTTCAACATCACCGTAAATAGCTGATGAACTGCTAAACACAAATCTTTTTACGTTACTGCAGCAAGCTGCTAGCAAAGCCACTGTTTTCATCACGTTTTGTTCTGTAGTTAAAACTGGATTCTGAACTGAAAACTCTACCCTGGGAAGAGCTGCTAGATGAAAAATAAAATCATACTTTTTCCCAGCTACTCTTGATAAGATGTAGGGTGACGCAAAATCTCCTGTGATCACTAGAGTTTTATCTTCATCAACAGATAAAGATTCATAACCAGCTAGAAGTTGAGGTGTCACCACTCTGATCGGTAATTCCCCCAGAGCTGAAATATCTCCAGCTGACAAGTCATCAACTATTTCAACGTCCCAGCCCTTATTTATTAGATCTTTCGCTAAATTAGAGCCGATGAAGCCACAGCCACCAGTAACTAAAGCTCTCATAACTCAGCATTTACTTTCTTTATATTGTCTTGCCTAAAGTTCTCTTGGCCAGAACTCTCTAACTCTCCATTAAGATATTTGATAACCTCTAGCGTCATATCTCTAGCAGTACAAGTTGGAACATTTTGAGCAACATGATTTAAGTGCTTTGACTGAAGATCGAAATCTGAAGGTAATCCCATCAAGTGCATTATCTCTCTGTGACTCATTCCACGAGGCTCTTCTGGATGCATTAACATTTGTAACGTTCTCCCAACAACAGCGTTAGTACAATTATAATAAAAAGCTGGAGAGTGATCAAGAAAGCTTTTACCGGCTTCAAGCTTATTTTTTATGTGTTCAAATTTTCTTATCTCTTTTGACTCAGATCGATTTACTTTTAGCCAGCTTAAGCACTCGTCTATCAAATCATTACGAACGATAAACTGGTGAACTGAGTGTGCTGGGCCGTCGCCAAATCTCTCTATAAAACTCTTATGGCTTAAATCAAACCTCTCAAGCAGAAAAGTGTAAGAGGGAAATTTTTCGAAAATATTATTTAAGTTATAAATATCTTTTTGATTACAGTCCTCTGGAATCGTCTTTAGATACTCTAACAACCCTAAGTGTTTTCTATCATACCAATTCATGATCGGAGCAGTCTCTGAATCCCAGAAAAAATAAAAAGTCCTTAGTCTCTTCTGCGGTATTCCATGTTTAAAAGTCGAAGTCCGATAAATTGAAAATGAGTAACCAGAATTTTTAGCAATCTCTCGAAGCTGCTCTCTAACTTCTTCACCCGACTTGGTAAAGAGCGCCGGAGCGTTCTCACCCCAGTAAACACGAGGTTTGACTTTTTCTAAAACGATCTTTGATGTCTTCATCATCCAGGAATTCTGGCTATTTCTTGTCTCTTTATCTTGGCTAGTATTAAGTTGGCTTAAGCCGGCACAAGGGCAGACAGAATTAACAAAATCTAATCGAGCTTGCGGTAGCGCAACTTCATCAAGATCGATCCTGTCAACTTCTGGCCAGTAGCTAGTTATGTGAGTTTCATTCTGCTCAAAAGCACCAAAGCTTAAATGAAACTTCGGTAAGTTATTAGTAGCTTGGCTACAGCCGATAGCTGAGCCTCCTATCAATGGAACCATAGTGGCCCAAGAAACGTCGCTCATTTGCGCTTTCTCCCAGTTCTTTTTTCCTTGTAGCAGGCAACTTCTCTTCTTGCTTTCTTCTCAAAAGCACAAAACGTTTGGGTAGTTACTTGCTTGATACCAACAGCAGGAATTCTTCCCTCTTCTAAAACTCTCAAGTAATCAACAAAAGATCTCTCACATTTGAATAAGTGAGTCAGCAACGATCGATCATCAGAAAACTTATTCACATCTTTTCCAGTTTTCAGTATATAATCAAACATCCCTGGCAAAACTTTATCAGCATTAAATTCTCTATCGATAAAATCAAAACTTGCATCTCGATACTTCGTCTGCTCAGCAACATTGTCAGCAATACTAATAAGCTTATCAGCAGTCTCTGTTAAATCATCCCTAGATGACCAGACCGCTAGATGATCGTTATCAATGTATCGATCACCGTTAGAATCAAAATTGTGCTCGCCGTAATGCTTGTCGAAAACTGGTATCGTACCGCAACCGATGATCTCAATCTGAGTGTACTCCATCCTATCGCCATAATTGTGCGGTTCTTTCGGAAGCCTATAAAAAGAGCAACCGAAAAGAGACGTTGATATCAGTTCCATCCCATCATCATAATTGTACGGACCGAACGTAGGAACGCCATCGACTCCCCAATCGTATTTGTCAAACTTTAGGTTATAAACCGAATTCGGATGATCGATGATATCATACTTAGCACCGATAGATCTCTCTATACCATGAAGCGCCAGTTTAAAACTGGGATCTTTCTCTTGCATGATCGGGTAAAGATCAAGAACCCGACGCGGGTCTTTCATCGAAGTCCACCGACCGACGTAAGTTAGTTTTCTTTCTTTGTCAGCTAACGAAAACTTATCGCGGTAATTCCTCTTGATCTCCCTAAGGTCGGCCCACATCTTGAAACGCTTAGTCCTCTCTCCCAAAACTTTAGACGGAAGGTAAGAAGAAAACTCAGTCGAAAAAAATGTCTTCTCAGAGAAATTATAGACAATATCACAGTAATTCAATATGGGAAGGATCATCGGAATCGCGTCGATGTTTGCTTTCTTGATCTCGTGCATCATCCCAACAATAACTGGCTTCTCAATTCTTTTGACCAGCTGCTCGTAAAAAGCCATCACAGCTCGGGGATCGTGTTTCGAAGAGGGATAAGAGTTCAAAATCACTATATCATATTGGCTGTTCAGCTTCTCCACCAGAGAAGGGATCTCTGTGTACTTAAATTCAGTTGGCTCAATTGGCATTGAGTGCCCCTTAGCTCGAGCAAAACTTCGACCCTTCATTGAGTAAATATCAAACTTAACTTTATTCCTCTGGGCCCAAGTCGCAATCTCTACAGCTCCACGCTGGACCCCACAACCATCAAGACCCTTACCAAAAATCATTGCAATCTTCATTTTTTATTACCCTTAGTTTTTAAAACTCTTTCTCGTAGTTGCGTTGTCGAGAAGGAATGCCTCCTCTTATTGTAATGAATAGGACAAAGTCCAGCGCCGGTATGGTCAGTCCCTTTGTACTCTTCACCGACTATCCGGATATCAGGGTTGATTGTCAGTATTAAGTCAACTAAATCTTGTTCAGACTCAAAAGGAACGATCTCATCGACGTATTGACACGCTGAAATCTGAACATAGCGCTCCATAGCGCTTTGAATCGGTTTATTTTTAGTGTCGGGTCGGTCTTTAGTCGGATCAGTGAGCAGTCCGACAACTAGGTAATCGCAAAGCTCTTTGCTTTCTTGCAGCATCACAACATGACCGGCATGAAACAAGTCAAATGTTGAGCAAGTGAAACCGACAATCGGTTTTCGACCCAACAATTCTTCTATTTTTTTCCTATTTAAAAACAACCCGAACTTCCCTAAAGATGTCTTGAATCCTTTGTCTGACTAGTTGCTTCTGCTCATCGGGCTTGTACTTCAGCATCCTAATGTAGTGAATCATCTCACTCAACAAGAAATACCGAGAAAACTTCAATTGAAACTTTCCTTTGAGGTGATTGAATAAACTCTCTTTATCAACTTTTACCTCATATCCAGAAAAGGTCTCTTCATAAGAATAATGAAGAGATTGATAAATCTTACCAACGTCTAAAATCCAAGAGCTGTATATGTTTTTTGGCATATTAGGATCGATCAAATATATCTTCTCATCCCTAACAATGCAATTTTCAAAAGTCAAGTCACCGTGTGCAAAGCTAGCATGTTCTTCCATGAAATCAACGACTAGTTTGCTTCGAAGAAGCTTAGTAATAGCAACTTCGTTATAAACAGAATTCAATGACATGTGTTCTTTGATTCTATCTACCATGGTCAACCAGTCATTGCACAGAGCTGTTATGTCACTAAACCTCATCGCTTGTTCTACGAGATCATCAATGTGTTGTTTGTTACAAACATCATTCAAGATTTCTCCGTCGATGTACTCCATGTCTAGTGTATTTCCGTAATAAGTGTTGATCTTTGGAACGTGGCACAAACTTCCAGCAGAGTCATACCAATCAGCTTGGTCTTTAGCATTGACAGCTTTCTTGACAATCCTATCACCGATCCTCTCTACAGAGCTTCCGGAACCACCCTTAAGCTTCTCGTAATCCAGCTCCATAAATTCATCGGGACGTAAAGCTTTGTCATCGACATAATAGACGGCCAGCGGTTTTCCGAAAAGAAGTTCGTGATATTTTACGCCGTGCTTTTTCATCCATTTCTCCAAAACCGGTCGGCGGTGCTCATTAATAAGTTCTATATCGCCGCCACAAGAAATTTGTCCTCTAGCTGTAGCATAGACAATTCTCCAACCTGCATCGTACATTTCGTTAAGCTTTTTAATGATATCTCTATGCGGGATAGCATTCTCATAATCTCTATTTGAGTGAGTCGAGATTGTATCGTCAACATCAACAACTAATGTCCTTGTCTCAACTACCATCAAAAATTACCCGTGCTTCCGAAACCACCCTCCCCACGGTTGGATTCTTTTTCAAAAAGATTACTCTCTGAAACTTCTTCTATTCTGTCATAGAAAACTGGAAGCAAAATCATCTGAACTAGTTTTTCTCCGGGGACGATGATCTGTGTTTCTGTACCGAAATTATAAACGTGCAAGTGAATCTCTCCCTGATAGTCTTCATCTATCACGCATGCCCCGACGGCTAAATTTCTCTTTAAAGCTACTCCACTTTTGTTGAAAACAATCAATGCGAAACCGGTTGGCACATTTGCTTTTATGCCGCTGGGAATACACGCACTATCTCTTGGAAGGACACAACATGATGTAATATCATCGGGAACAAAAAAATCTATCCCCGCTGATTTTTCTGTACCTCTCGTGGGAGTTTTTACATCCCTGATTTTTGAAATCTTCATGTCTGGCGCTTTCGAACTTCAAAATATTTTTCTAAAACTGTTAACGACTCGTCTGCTGTTGCTAACTGATTGGTCCACTTCTCTAGCTCTACTTGCAAGTCAGAATGTTCTCCTATTCCAACAGGCTCCTGCAAATAAAGTTTGATAGTAGATATAGCTCGAGCTTTCTGAGACTCGTAATGCTTCTTAAGCGACTCATAAAAGCCAAAATCATCATTAATTTTATTCTTCACTGTCTACCTCCTTGATAAAATTATGCCAAGCTCCCAAGTAAGCAACGGCATCTAATAAATTATCATCTTTAAAATGATAACTCTGGCGGCTTAGCTTAAGGGCGACTAAAGCAATGTACATATCATGCGCTGTAATGTCTTTTCCCGACATGCCTGCTGCAATTTTAGCAGCTCGTTGCATGCCGTCAGCAAAAGGGCCGTATTCCCTTTCTTTCTCCTCAGAACGATGGTTCACGATGAAGTTAGCTTTCTCTAAAATGTTGTTTTCATCACCCATGATTAACAAAAAATCTCATTTGTACAGTTATCAATATAATCATAAATCGCTGGTTTTTCAATGTCAATAGCTGGAAAGCTAAAATTTTCTACCATTTTTTCCCAAGTTAATTCGCTATTTAATCTAAAAAAATTGCAATGATTGTCAATAGAAGATTTCGAAATTTTATCAATCATAGAAAAATGTCTATCATAAACATGCAAACTACCAGCATGGTGAAAATAACTGCCCAGTGCTAGATCCATGCCAGCAGCGTTTAATTCGTTAAGCATCATTTGCTGAAATAAACTAAACGTAAAAACGTCGTTGCACAACCCGAAAACTAGATCGTTAGAACGCATATTAACACCCAAGTGCAGTTTTTGATCTCTAATAAAAAACTGCACATAGTGAGTACAGGGATAGTCGCTCTTGTTCTTGTACTTATGATAAGGTTGATTTATCACAGCGGTAGCTCTTCGAGTATCTGGATCGTTCATCAGCTCGGTCTTAACCCAAGCCCATTGCGGTTTTAAGTAGACACCATAGTTAGACTCAACTTCTCCGTGTTCATCAGAAATCACTCTCCATATCTTTGCTAACTTTCCGATATTTCTTGAAGAATTGTTAGCTGAAAGATACCAAAGCCACTCACCCACGCCATATTGAGGGTTGAACTTTCTAACTGGTATCGTGATATCAATGTTAGTCGGATCAGATAATTCAAAATTTTGAAAAATCAACTCTTTCTGGGAAGATCCTCTAGCATTTACTGCTGGAGCATCTAACAATAGCGTTGAATAAAAGTAAAGTACATCATTTAGCGAATTGAATTTCATTTCTTTCATACAGAAATTATACCTCGAAAATCTTGGTTTTTCTCCAATTAGTTGAAAAACCAAAATCCGACTTATCTAACTCAGCAACGCATAAAGAATAAGCTGGGAGATCTGCGTCATTACCAGTACCCCAGCAGAATATTCTGTGCTTCTCACCGTTAGAACCGATAGCTTCGATCAAGAAATACGGCTTTCCATTTTTAGTCTTCTTCTTGTTCGTCTTGATAGCAACTAACCAGTGCAGATTTTTCTCTGACCACTCTTCTATCGGAAGGATTGATAGCTCATCAAATTTGCTTAGCAACTTCTCGGGAATTAAATTACCAACATTGATAGTGCCCAGCAAAGACTCTTCGAACTCCATGTTTTCTTTGATCGACCAATCAGTATCACTGCAATAATCCAAACATAACTCTTTCAAGTTATCCCTGCCCTGGTGTGGATTCTTCTTTGTCCTCTTTCTCAAAAGGGGCCAGTTCTCGCTAGCGACGTCGTGAAAGTGTTTGTAAGAGCCAAAGTAATCTTGCCAGTCTAAAGAATCTAGCGCTCTGATTTTAAGAAGTGATTCAAGAGTTCTCTTGTTAAGCTTTGAATGTTTCCACTGGCCCTCGTCTGTCCAAAGCAAATTATCAACATTAGAATATGGTCTTTTTTCCAAAATCTCATTAATAGCAGCTATGCCTATTCCCTTGCAAGAAAGAAAAGACGGCATCAGCATTTTATCACCAACTGTAGCCCAGTGATGATCAGCTTTGTTAATATCAATCTTCGTGATCTTATAACCCATCTTCTTTGTTTCGCTAAGTGCTTTTGAAAGCTTATTGGGATTAGAAGAAACGGCTTCTAAATAAGAAGTTATCCACTCTTCTTCGTAGTAAGTCATCAACCATGCGCAGTAGTAAGAATTGATCGCATACGATACTGCATGAGACTTGTTGAAACCATACCCAGCAAAATACAAAATCTTCTCGTAAAGATCTTCTGCTATGTGCTTATCAATACCGTTAGCAATAGAACCCGAGATAAATTTTTCTTTAAGGGCTCTAGCTTTATCGATATTCTCGTTACCTGAACCAACCGGTTTCATCATCTTTCTCATCGCATTACACTCTTCTTTTGGAATACCAGCGACGATGTGGCAGAGATTCATGACTTGCTCTTGAAAAATAATGCAACCATAAGTCTCTTTTAAACATTGTTCAATAAGCGGGTGGCCATAAACGACAGAATTTGGATTTTTCTTCGCTTGGATGTAAAGTTTATCAACCTTTGCACTGAGAGGCCCTGGACGATAGATAGAAGTCAAGGTAGCAATATCAATAATTGATTCTGGCTTGGCGCGCTTAAAAAGCGCTTGAGCGCCCCGCTGCGTACATTGAAATATTGCTGCCCACTTTCCTGCGTGATAGACGTTCTTATACACTTTCTGATCGTTAAAATCTATCTGGCTTGGTGCCATTTTTTCATCAAACCAAGATTTCGTATCTCCGAATGTCGGTTCTTCAATACCACTTTTTCTTAGAATAAGGTTAATAGTTTGCTCAATGATCCTCAAAGTCTCTAAACCAAGAAGATCAAATTTAACCCAACCGAATTCTTCAAGATGCTTATAATTCATGCCCTCAACCCAGGGCGTTTGCGGCTCACCACGGGCCAAAATTAGCGGCATACGAGCGGGTATGTTTTCGGAGATTATGACACCACCCGCGTGGCGTCCCAACGCTTTGTTTTGCTTAAACAAAACCTTCAATGGCTTAAATATCTCCGGATGCTTATCAAGATAATTCCTCAAAGATTCTGAATATTTTATTGCTTCATCAATTTTGATATCGAAAGAGTCTTCTGAATTTGCATCTTTTCTTCGGCCGCGCTTGACATCGACTTCAAGCGGAGCTAAAGCTTTATTAGCTTCTTCAAACGGAACACGATAAAACCTTGAAACATCTTTAACAAGAGATTTCAGTTTAAATGTGTTATAATTGGAAATTGGAATAACATTAAATTCTCCAAAGCTCTCTCGAAGAAGTGTAATTAGCTCATCGCGATCAGCAACATCAGAATCAATATCTGGTAGCTCATTACGTTCTGGAGACAGAAACCTCTCAAATAGAAGCCCATACTTAACTGGATCAACATCAGTGATATTGAGAACGTAATTCACTAAGCTACCCGCTCCTGAGCCGCGGCCTGGTCCTATGAGCATCTTATCACGTGCAATATCAAGAATCGCTTTCATTGTCAAAAAATACTCTGAAAAGTTTTTACCTTTAATAATCCTCAACTCTTCAACTAATCGGTTGATATAAATCTCATTCTCATGTAACCCACGAGAAACTAAACCCTCTTTGCACATTTTTAATAACGCTTGGCTAGAAGTAGTTCCTTTTGGCGTAACATAAGATGGAAACTTCATAGAACGATCGGGATGGATATCTCCAATTCCCTCGTGCACAATGTCATGAGTCCTAGAGATAGCATCATGGATCAATTGATCGTCATAAAACTCCATCCCTTCCGAAGTTTTAAGATAAGAATCCCAGACTTGACCTGCATTCTTTGGGTAAAGCTCACAAGCCAAATCTTCGCTTGATTTTGGTAAAGAGTCCGGATCAAAATCTTTGAAATTAAGCCAACCCAGCTTCTTATATATCTCGCGCTCACGCCAGTGCTCGGGTCGAGAGTAGTGAGAGTCAGTTGTTATGACTAACTGGTCTTGCAAACCCTGGTCTTTAGCAAACTGCATGATAGCTCTGTTAACTAGATGCTGAGCTGGAAGCTTGTTAAACTGTAACTCAAGCATGACGTTCTTTATACCGACAGCATCTGCTAAAGCATCATAAGAATTAGAGACGCCAGCTTGGATCTTCAGCATCAAAGATGGATCTTCTAGCAAAAGCTGGTTTAAATCATTGAACTCAGTTGTCTGTAAATGTTTGAACACTTCGTAACATAAGGGGCCACCAAGGCATGCTGTTGAGATCATCAAGTGGTCTCCCTTAGCAGCTTCTTTTATCATCTTATAGTCAACACGAGGAAATCTATAGAATCCTTCAAGATAACCTTTAGAAACTAAACCAAATAACCTCTCTAAACCGACAGAAGTCTTTGGCAAGACAACTAAATGGTGGCGGCGCTTGATGGGATCGTAAAACTTGGCTGACTTAGATTCTTCTTCATTCTCTATAGTAAGGCTGCCCTCATCAGTTGAGAGATCAACAGTCTCATCATCACCGTCTACTTTCGCAAAGAGTGGCGTTCTAATACTCTCCCTCTGCTCTCTTAAAACAGCAATAGCTTCACGATCGCCACGCTTAGCGGCTTTTGCCATCTCATAATCAAGCTTCCAAATGTCGAGGTCGGGATGAACATACATCTCGCTCCCTGCAACAAATTTAAAATCAACTCCCTTTTTACGAATCTTTTCAGAATGTAAGTACGCGTGAGCGAAAGAATTCATATGACCGTGATTAGTCAAACACCACGCATCCATCTTGTTTTCTAACACAAAATCTATGTGTTCTTGTGGGTAGCCCAAACCATCGAAAGTAGAAAAACCATCGTGTGAATGCAACGATACAAAACGACTCGGTGGAGATAAACGGGTCTTCTTCATTTAGAACCTTTATGTTACTGTGATGTTTTATATTCTATTAATTAAAAAATGGATCTTCATAAGATAGAATTGTTCTGTGATAAAACTTATAATATTCGATTTAGACGGTGTTTTGGTTGATGCGTGTGAGTGGCACAGGCTGTCGTTGAATGCTGCGCTTAAAGATATAGCAGACTACGAAATAAGCATCGACGATCACTACGCTAGTTTCGATGGATTGCCGACTAGGGTTAAATTAAAGAAACTTACAGATCTTGGAATTTTAAAAGAAAATTTTCATGAAAAAATTTATAACTTAAAGCAAGAAAAAACAATCGCAATCATTGAGAAACACGCATGCTTGAGAGAAGAAAAAATAAACCTAATCGATGAATTAAAGAATAAAGGCTATATTGTTGCGTGCTTCACAAATAGTATCAGAGTAACTGCTAAGCTTATGCTTGAGAAAACTGGAATTTATAAAAAACTCGACATGATAGTGACAAACCAAGATGTCTCAAAAGCCAAACCCGACCCCGAGGGTTACTTAGCGATACTAAAAAACTTTAACTTGAAGCCAGAACAGGGAATCATAATAGAGGATTCTCCAAAAGGCATTGCAGCCGGGGAGGCTGCAGGATGCAAGGTCTTAAAAGTGAAAAATCCGGATGAAGTTAACTTTAAGAATATTTCAAAATTTCTAGAAAATATTAAAAAGGACAAATTGTGAAAATTTTAATACCCATGGCGGGAGAAGGCAGCAGGTTTATTAAAGAGGGATACACGTTCCCAAAGCCACTTATTGATGTTGACGGAAAACCGATGATCCAAGCAGTAGTAGAAAACCTAGATTTCAATAATGAGTATATTTTCCTTGTAAGAAAAGAACACATCGAAAAATACGAAGGGCTTGTTGATACACTTGATCGAATTACTAACGGTAGGTTCCAAATAGTTAAAGTTGATAGTTTAACTGAAGGTGCTGCATGCACAGCTTTATTAGCAGAAGAGCATATTGATAATGATGAAGATCTACTCATAGCTAACTCAGATCAGATCATTGATTATTCGTCACAGAACTTTCGAATGTTAAAAGCATTGAGTAAGTGTTCTGGAATTGTTTTTACGTTTAATGCTGTTCACCCTAAATGGTCATTCATTAAAACTAACTCAAGAGGTTTTGCAACAGAAGTTGCTGAGAAACGTCCGATATCAGATATCGCGACTTGTGGCATATACTGGTATCGAAAAGGTTCGGATTTTGTCAAGTACGCTAAACAGATGATAGAAAAAAACATCCGAGTCAATAACGAATTCTACATCGCTCCGGTCTACAACGAACTCATTCGAGATGGCAAAGATTTAATACCTTTTTATGTTCACGAAATGTGGGGCATTGGAACACCGGAAGATCTAAGGCGTTATCTTGAAAATAAAAACTAACTTAGGATATCTTTAACTTTTTCGATATTGTCAGTACAGATACCGTGACAATTTCGTAAACTAGTAACATACGATTCTTGTAGCTCGTTGTTCTTTAAAACTATAACAGACTTACTAGTAACTGGTTTACCTGGGTAAGTCCATATTAAGCCATTGCTTGTCAGAGCATAATCATCTCTTTGATGCCAGAAACAATGGACTTTGTTTTTTATCATGTAGTCTAAGGCGACTAAATTTTTAGCATGACACCACAACCCGGGAGATTCAAGAAAGCTTAAGTCGGTTTCATATTGAGGTTCGTCGTGACCCAAAAAAATATCTTCACCAATAACCCAAACATCTATTTCAACATCGTAACCTGTGCTTAATGCACGCTGGATGTAACCCGGGTTGTTTTCTATTTTTCTATCGATTGAGTCGATATTTCCTCGATGAGAAATGTATATCACTCTTTGCCCCTATCAAAAGAAAGATGCCTGTCAATATCTCAATAAGCTGGCCAAAATCCGAACAAGACATAACTCCCAGTCCCGGATTAGCTTGCTATAATAAAAAACATTTTCACTTATTCTCTAAACCCTCTATCAAAGATACAAGCTTTGATTCTTCAACTTCTTTAGCACCGTAAATAGATAACACTGCCTTTAAAATCTTTAGCCTCAAATTGCTAAAACCGTAAGACTCGCCCCAGATCCAAGCTTGAGATATCTCAATTTTTTTCAGCTTTACTTTGATCATCTCTTGTTTGTCTCTCGTTACTTTAAGCTCAAGTTCCGGATCGAGCTCACACTCAATCCCCAGCTTTTGGCATATCTCGATAACAGATTCGTAATCTTTCTCCATGATCGCATTGTTTGCTTTTTCATAAAGGGATATCATCAAATCAGCAATTGGAGAATCTCCAACTTTATCCGGGTGAGTTTTCAGCGCTATCTTTCTAAAAGATTTTTTGACCCACGCCGGTGCGTCTGATTTACCAACAACATCTAAGCTTTCTTCAACATCTTTTTCTGACTCAAAAGATTGATAATTTTCATTCTGAATTTTGTTTGATTCAGCTTTTTCTTCTGGCGGTTTTTTCTCTATCCCTAGTTTGTCCAAAATGCAAGATAGATCTTTTGACCACTCTCGAGTGTAATCTTCAAGAGTGCTTTCACACTCTTGAAGATACTGAGATAAAGCTGCTAAATCTGCTTTAGCTTTCCTTAACTCTCTTTTGATTATTCTAGTGTTGACTTTATTTTTAATCACAAAATAAATAGTAAAGAAATCGCAGTTATTTTACAATCAATCGGGATCTTCTTTGTGGTCTTCTTGATAGTTTTCCACAGCATTAAGCATATCTGAAATATTTTTTTTAAGCTGCTCTCGAAAATCTTCATGAATACCCAGCGTTGAATCATTTACTTGAATCAGCCTAATCATCCTTAAGTTATCAACTACGTCAGTCCCAGTGAGCATTGCAACTTGAATCATTTTTGCTATATTAGCAATAACCTCATCATTTAATCTTAAACCTTCCATAATTTCACCTCTGTATGTCTGGAACCCAATGAGTTGTTCTACCATCAGGTGTTTTTTCTTTTATAACTTCATTCCCGTCCGGATCAGTCTCCTGATTATAAACCATGAAACGTGAACTGTAATCTCCTAGTTCTCCAAAAAAATCTTTATATGATCTCATTGTGACGCCTCCCGAGACAAACGATTCTCTCATGATAGATTGAATCGCTTTGTTCAATATTTTTAAATTGTTATCTGGAAGCTGGCTAACTTTCTTATGGGGATTGATCCTAGCTAGCCAAAGAGCTTCAGATTTAACATAATTGCCAATACCAGCGACTGTAGATTGATCCATTAAAGCTTTAGTAATGTTGTTGTCATTGTTTCTCCTCATTTGAGAGATAAAATTTTCATTACTCACTTCTTCAGCCAGCATATCTGGCCCTAGCGATTCAAGTTTTGAAGCTAGCAGTTTTGGATCTTGGCAGTATTTAATTGTTCCGAAATTTCTCACATCATTAAAATAAACTTTTTTACCACTTTTAAAATCGAATTTCAGCCTTGAGTGAGGCGTCTCTTCTTTCTGCCAAGCTCCCGACATGCCTAGTGATGACCACATACTGGACTTTCCATCGAAAATAACATAAATAAATTTTCCATGAACACCAACGCCTTGGATTTGAATCGGTAAATTAGCTTGAAACTCTTTCAAACCAGATAATTCTTTTTTTAGATATCTACCCGAAAGAATAGAAATCTTCGCAAGGATTTCTCCACCAATATGTTCGCTTAAAGCTAGCGCGAACCTTCTACATTCTGGACCCTCAGGCATGATTCAGCGCTCCGTCCCAATCATTTAATAAAAACCAGAAACGCTCTTGAAGCAAGCTATAAGGAGACTTCAGTGGTATCCATTTATTCATATAGTATTCTAACATAGCATTTTTGTTTTTTTAAATATTATGGTAACTTTCTAATTTCGTTGTGATTGTCAAAAAGGATAACTTCTTTATGTCTTTCCCAGATGATCTTGCTATTTTTATGATGAGCTTCATAAAACCATGGGGGAACTCTAGAATCGTCGTGTGATTTTGTCGACGACCACTCGGGATCGTTCAAAAAATCGATCCAGTATGCTCCAGCTAACCAGCCAAATTGTTTATAAGCACGGTAACAAAGATCATGATCATCCATGCTTTGAGGAGCGAATATTTCATCAAAAAAATTTAATTTTTCAAGCTTTTCGTGATCTAAAAGTAATGGGCCTCGATTGACAGAGTGACGGATCACAAAGTCATCTCGTTGAAGACCGTTTTCCCTATTCATCACAGAATCATAATCTAGCATATCACACCAGCAATTATCTAAATCTTCGCTCATATCATAATGCTCACTTTCAAAATTAAAAACGAAATTATGAGTAGTTTTTGCTGTAACTGCAAATACGTCACTAAAGCTTTTTAAAGGTTTTGCTAAGCGAGTATTCCAACCGATTTCATTCACGACCATATCATCTTGAACAATTATTATTTGCTCTCCTGAAGCTTCTTTTATTCCAGCATTATTAGCTTTCGTTTCATAAACATCAGGAGTGTGAATCGTTTTGTAAGATATTTTCCGCTGACCTATAGATTCAATAGCAACTTTTTCAGAGCTGTCTGTGCAACCATCAAAAACCAAGATCAACTCATAGGGAGCAGTTGTGTAATTTAAAATTGATGATACAACCCGGGGAATTAGCCAAGCTTTATTATGAATAGTCAGAACTATACTTTGAAACATGAATGATATTAAAAATATTATCCTGTTTTTTTATTTATTATTTCATGAAATTCATAGCCCAGGCAAAAAATGCCATACCGAACTGGATTACAGCAAAAACTGTAATTGCTTTTGTTTTAAAAAGCTTGAGATGATCTACCTCTTTAACAAGATCTTGAAGCTGAGTTGGAGAAGTAACTTCGTCTATTTTTTCTTTCCACATGCGAAGTTCAATGACTCTATCTTCGCGGTCTCGCATCAAAGCAATATCTTGCTTAATACTCTGCATCTCATCATTTAAAGAATCAATGCCATTTGACAAAGTCTCTAATTCTTTTAAAACTAGTCTAGAGTATTCACCCCAACCATTTCCGCTCTCAGGCATTGGGTATCACATCTCCGCTCATAAATACTTTGATCTTATCTTGCAAGCATCGTAGCTTTTTCAAAACCTGCTTATTGTCATCACAATCAGGCTTAAAATCTTTTAAACATTCATCAAGCTCAGAAAGCAGTTCGGTTAGGTTAATATTATGTTTTTTCTTCGCAGCATTTTTTGAAATCTTTTGCCTTAAAGATTCTAAGTGATCATATTTTCCCATGAAAATAAATATATTGACGCGCGTAATAAAACTAAAATAGCTTAACTATTCTAGCTCAATTTCTACGCTCACACTAACTGTGAGCTTTGGAACACGCAACTGATTAGCGAGACCGTGTTTTTTCGCTTCTTTAGCGTCAAAAAACCAATCAGCATGCTTCTTTTTATCAACGATCTTCATGAAATAATCGTCTTTTTTACCGCAATTTCTCGCCACCATAGTATAGATGATGCTGTTTAAACGATCAGCTTCTTTAGCACCGGCTTTCAGTTCTTCAACCTTACCAAAATCCATAGATGAAACATCATGAATCATAATAGTCGCATTGGGATCCATGAACCGTAAGCCCTCTTCACCGAACGAAAAAAGAATAGCACCGCAAGACATCGCTTTACCCTCGACGATTGTCGCGACGGGAAGCTCAGCATGCTTAACAGCAGATATCATCGACATGAGAGAATAAACCTGACCACCATAAGAATCGATCACAACTGGAATTATTTTTTGACCAGAATTGTGAGCTCTAGCTACATCTATGTCAAACTTTTTAGCGCTCTCTTCGTCAAACTTATTAACCCTAACAATAACTGGGTTATTTCGCATCTCGACTTCTTTTATCAAAGGCGATATAGTTGTAGTCCACTTCAAATTAAACTCCCTAAGAACACTTACTATACCCGCACGAAGCACAAGCAACACAGCCCTCTTGATATTTAAGAGAATCTTCTGCTCCGCACTCGAGACAGATCTTACTGCCACCGGGAATTGTTCCATCATTGATGTATTTTTTTAACACTCTCGAAATAACTCTAGCAAAAGAAAATAAGTGAGCATCTCGATCTTTCTGTAATTGTTCAACAATATAATGTATGGGACTACCATGACGAAGCGCTAAAGATATAATCCGAGTAAATCCAGCATAATCTGGATTATCAAAAACTTTAACAATATCTTTCACAATAATCTCACTGCCATTTTCTCCAAAATGAAGATCGTACTTAGATGGCATTGTTTTACGATCTCTCTTAACGATACGTCCCTTATTATATGTTGAAGGAATCTCAATAAATTCTGATTTACCTCCCAAGACTTCATAAGCCTTACCGTCCATAAGGCCAATCAAGATAGTCCAAGCTTCACCCTTAACTTGAGTCCTATGAATTTCACAATCTAAAACTTCGGGTCGGCGTGGCGCGTTGACTTCTGCTATCTTGCCAATTTCGTTAAAGGAACTTTTAGAACTAACTAGAACGCCAGAACGACATCCATCCCTGTAAACTGTGACACCTTTGAGGCCAGCTTTCCAGCCCCGCCAGTAGACATTTTTAACATCGTCAATAGAGACGTCGCTTGGTAAGTTTATGGTTTTGCTAATCGCGTGACAAACCCACTTTTGTGCCGCGGCTTGTAAATCAATTGCAGACTCCCAAACTATTTCGTTGGCGGTTGAATTTGCGTAGGGACTTTTCTCTACTTTAGACTCTCCGGTTACTTTCATCCACTTTTCAAAGTTATGGTGATAAACATCAAACTCTTGCCAGCTGTCACCCAAGTCATCAATAAAATCCACTCGCGTTTTTACATCGTCCGGATTTATCTTCTTTCGGCGGGTATATTTTAACATAAAAGCAGGTTCAATGCCAGAAGTTGTCTGAGTTAACACAGAAACGCTTCCGCATGGAGCGGTGGTTGTCAATGCAATGTTTCTCCTTCCGTGCATCTCGTGTAAGTCTCTTAATTCTGGAGACTCTTCAAACAGCCTTTGGATAAAAATGTTTTCTTTCTCTTTTTCGAAACTATAAACAGGGAAATGGCCTCTCTCAGCCGCTAATTGGCAAGACGATTTGTAAGATGAAATTGCTAATTCGCGGTATATCTTTTCAGTCTCTGAAATACTTTGAGCAGAACCGTACTTCATGCCCAGCATCGCCAAAGTATCACCCAGCCCAGTGACTCCCAACCCAGTTCGTCGACCATTAAGGGCAGCAGTTCTTACTTTCTCCCAAAGAATTCTTTCGATTCTCTTGACTTCATCGTCCTCTGGATCTTTACTGATTTTTTCAATGATCTTATCCACACACTCAATTTCAAGATCTATCAAGTCATCCATCAACCTTTGAGCTTTAGAAGAGTAATCGGCGAAGAGCTTATAATCAAATTTTGCTTTCTCTGTAAAGGGTTTCTTGACGAAAGAAGTCAAGTTTAAAAGCAGCAACCGGCAACTATCGTAAGCTGATAGAGTTATCTCGCTACAAGGATTAGTACTTATTGTGTGAAATCCGTCTTCTTTATACGATTGAGCTGGAGTAAAATTTAAAACGTTATCCCAGAATAACAGACCCGGTTCAGCAGAAAAGTGAGCTGATTCTATAATGTCATCCCAAATATCTGAAGCTGGCGTTGTTCGAGAAACTATTCTCTCTTCACTTAAATCTACTGGAAAACGCAACTCGTAATCTTGCTTTCTCTCAACAGCTTTCATGAACTCATCTGTAAGCTTTATTGATATATTTGCACCCGTTACTTTAGTTAGATCTCTCTTTATTTTAATAAAAGTCTCGATATCCGGATGGTGCACTGATATCGTTAGCATTAATGCGCCGCGCCTGCCACCCTGAGCTACTTCACGGCATGAGTTTGAAAACCTCTCCATGAAAACGCCGATACCATCAGTCGTTTTAGCTGCATTAGAAGTAGCCAAACCGCGGGGACGTATAGTAGATATATCAAAGCCCACGCCGCCACGACGCTTCATAATTTGGACTTGCTCTTGATCAGTTTTCAATATCCCGCCGTAAGAATCCATCGGAGAATCTATTACAAAACAATTTGAAAGAGATTGTACCTGATTGCTATTGCCAATTCCAGACATTGGTGAACCTTGCGGGACTATGTATTTAAAGTCCTTCAAGAGCTCATAAATCTCTTTTTTGCTTAACGGATTTTCGTATTTGTTTTCTATCCTAGCAAATTCTTTTGCTAGACGATGATGCATCTGATCTGGATTAGATTCTAAAATATTGCCATTTTTATCAGATAGAGCATATTTTGTGATAAAAACGGTAGCAGCTAATTCATCACTATTGAAATACTCAAGACTCTCTTGAAAAGCTTCATTGAAACTATACACCACCGCTGCTCTCCTACTTTTTTAACTCATCCCACTTTTTCTTAAGGTTATCTTTCATTGCTTTCTCATCATTTTGCGTAGCTTCTGAAAGAGTCTGAATATCTTCATCCAATATTTCTATCTTAGACATGCTCGTGTCCATATGAATTGGAAAAACTATCCCATCTTTTCCAGCCCTATTCTTTGCAACAAAAAGCCGGCCATGGCCAGTCGCTTTTTCCATTGGTTTCCTAGAGAGAGAAACCACTAAATCTGCGACCATAGCTTTTCCATAAGCTTCAGACATATTTTCTAAACCAACTATATCCGAATTTGCAGATTCTCTATTAGCCTGTGATGCTGTCCAAATAGGAATATTTAATTCCATAGCAAGATTCCTCAATTCTTCGTAAATCAATTTTAACTCGTGCCTTAAAGAATCGTAAGCTCTTGTAGACCTCATGATGTCTGCATAATCGATTATTAAAACGTTCGGTTTAAAACCTCTTAACATTAATTTATCAATATGATTGCGGATTGTAATCACTGTTGCTACATTTGTTGGATATTCTTTTATGATCAACCGACCTAAATCTTCGTTCTTTTCATAAAAATCAATAACGCGATCTTTGTGATTAATCACATCTGATGCGTTTATACTGCACATATTCGAATCATATCTTAACCCAACAGCTTGCTCTGTCAATTCAAAAGTATAATGCAAAACATTTTTACCAAACCGCATCGCGTTCGCTCCCATAGCGACCAGCCAGTGTGACTTACCGACGCCGGTGTTCGCTGTCACTATGCCAATCTCGCCACGACCCAACCCTCCATTGAGAATATCTGGAGCATCAAGTCGTTGAATGCCGGTGGGACAAACAGCCCTATTTACCTTAATGAATCTTGCTTCTATATCTTCGAAAAAATCGTGACCCGTTGAATTGGGAAGACCGATAGAGACCGCATTCTTCATGAGAGTAAGGACGTGATCAAACTTATCCTCAGAGATCAGCTCGACTGATTTTTCCAAGGCTTCCTTAAAAGCTTGCCTCTTACAGAAATCAAGAATCTTCTCTTTTACGTACTTAACGTCTCCCGGGTGAGGATTCTTCTTCATACGATGCAAAAAATCAATCACTTGGTTTTTCAAAAGCTCATCGTTCTCTTCTTGAAACGACTCTTTGATAATAGAAACTAGCAATTGATTCGTTGGAAAACACTTATATCGAAAGTAATAATCAAAGTATTTCTCACACAAAAACTTCAAATAAATTAAATCAAAAAAATCAAATCTCATGACTTCAACCATTTGGGCTGCCCAGTCGT